GACTACGCCGCAAACGACCATACGCACAGCGGCAAGGCCGACAAGGTATCCGGGGCGACCTCCGGCAACTTTGCCGCCCTCGACGCAAACGGCAACCTCACAGACAGCGGCAAAAAGCCGGGCGACTACGCCGCAAACGACCATACGCACAGCGGCAAGGCCGACAAGGTATCCGGGGCGACCTCCGGCAACTTTGCCGCTCTGGACGCAGACGGCAACCTCACCGACAGCGGCAAAAAGGCGGGCGACTTTGCCGCCGCCTCTCATTCCCACACGGGATACGCGGAGGTAAAGATTTTCTCCTCCGTGGCGGTTGCCGCCTCTGCATGGGCGAGCGACAGCACATACGCGGCCTATCCGTACGCCGCCTCGATTGCTTGCACGGGCGTAACTGCAAACCACGTCCCCGAGGTTACTTTCGGCGTTACCGAGGCTACGGGCGGCAATTTTGCCCCCGTAGCGACCTCCGGGAGCGGGACGGTTACTATCTACGCGGCAACAAAGCCGACGGCGGCGATTACGCTCCCGTCTATTAAGTGTGTAAAGGCGGTGTAAATATGATTGGACGTACAAACGCAATCAGCGCGGCGGGGACGGAGCTCTCCCTCGTCGTCTCCGTTACTACGGGCGCGGTCGTTACCGCGACAAAGGGCTCCCTCTCCGTCTCCGGCACAGCCGCGAGCGGCTCTTGCACTCTGACCTTGCCCGAGGCGGGTACATGGAGCGTTGTCGCTACCTATAACGGGCAAACATCGAACACGGCGAGCGTATCCGTTGTGGATAGCTACGCCGTTTCTTTGACGTTCTTCTCCGCTACGATTACCGTTACCGTCGACTCCGGCGCGTCCGTCGTTCTGAAAAAGGACGGTACGACCGTACAGACAAAGACGAGCACGGGTACGGCAGTATTTACCGTTACGGAGACGGGCTCCTATACCGTCGAGGCAACACTCAACGGGCAGACCGTGAGCGGCTCCGTTACCGTGTCCTCCGGTACGACCTCCTGCGCGCTGACGCTCTCTTTCGTGAGCTCTACGCTCAATAATAACGAGTGGAGCGTTATCAAGACCGTTTCCGACGCGGGCGAGGGCGCGAACTATTGGAGTATCGGCGACCGTAAGGCCGTCGCTCTCTCTGGCACGGTCGGCCTCTTGTCGTTCTCCGGGACGTACTACGCCTTTATTATCGGGTTTAACCATAACTCGAGCGTAGAGGGCTCCGGGCGTATTCATTTCCAGTTTGGCAAGACGGCTCTCTCCGGCGGTACTGATATTTGCTTTACCGACAGCAAATACAACAGCACGGGCGGCGGCTTTAGAATGAACACGTCAAACACCAACTCGGGCGGTTGGGCGAGCTCGAATATGCGTACCGCGCTTTGCGGTACGAGCCTCTCGAGCTACTCGGGTACGTTTATCGCCGTCCTCCCGGCGGCACTCCGCGCCGTCCTCAAGTCCGTTACCAAATACACGGACAACACGGGCAATAGCTCGGCGGCGAGCGCAGTTACCGCAACGACCGATTACATTTTCCTACTCTCCGAGTACGAGGTTTTCGGCTCGATTTCCTACGGCAATTCCAACGAGTCGAGCAAACAAGCGCAATACGCCTATTACTCCGCCGGAAACAGCAAAATCAAATATCAGCACGGGAGCACGTCGACCGCCGCTCGTTGGTGGCTCCGTTCGCCTTATTCGAGCACCTCGACGTTCTTCGTGCGTGTGAACACCGGCGGCACAGTCAACAACTACAACGCGGACTATTCGGGTGGCTTTGCGCCCGGCTTTTGCGTATAATTCGGCATTTGAGACTTGCGCCCTCAATGGGCGCATAGTCTCCGCGAGGAGGAGAAATATGTCCGTTCCAAAATCACGACGCGGCGAGAGCCCGGCGGAATACATAAACCTCGCTCGAGAGATTTATGTATTCACATACAACCGCGTCAAGATACTACCGAAAAGCTATACCTTTTATTTCTCGCTCCCGCTATACAATGCGGCGCGAGAGGCGTATCGGCTCATTAAAACCGCAAATCTGATTTACATACACAACGACAGGGACAAGCAAAACCGCAAAGAACTTTACGAGCAAGCGCAAGGGTACTATAACGCTATGCTCGACACGCTCGACCTTGCCTATATGAATGTAAACCACGAGAAATTACCGCCGAACGTCCTCAAAGAATGGGTAAAGCTCATTACGGACGAGCTCTCGCAGATTTCAAAAATCAAACGGAGCGACAAGAGCCGATAGCTTGCGCCGCCCGAGTGATTAGGTTATATCCCGTATAGGCCGCTAATTGGTGGCTCCGTTCGCCTAATTCGAGCAACTCGACGAACTTCGTGAATGTGAACACCGACGGCACAGTCAACAACAACAACGCGAACAATTCGAATGGCTTTGCGCCCGGATTTTATAACAGTATGGGGCAGACCGAATAACTCCGAGAGGAGCGAAAGCCGTCCCCTTATAAAAGGGGGATATAACCTCTCTGACCGTCCCCGAGGCGGTCGGACAAACTTATACCACGATACGGAAAGCCGGACGCTTCTTGCATGGGCGCGGGGTGTGTGCCTCCCGCGCTTTCATGGCTCGCCGTTACGCATTTTAGACGACACACCGAGAAAGAAATGTACGAGGTATCAATTTTATTATGAACAGCGCAGAAAGACGCGAGGCGCGTTATCAGCGACGAAAAGCCGCCCGAGCACAAAAGAAAGCCGCCGCGCTCCGGGAGTACGGAGATTTCGAGACGGTTTTCTCGTTTGAGCGGCTCTATGAGAGCTACCGCGCCTCCGTCCGTGGCGTTGGGTGGAAAGCAAGCACACAGCGATACAAAGCCTCCTCCCTCGCCCACATCACAAAGACCCACGAGGAATTACTCGCGGGAAAGTATCGCTCAAAGGGCTTTTATGAGTTTGACCTCGTGGAACGAGGAAAGCCGAGGCATATTCGGAGCGTCCATATCTCCGAGCGCGTCGTACAGCGTTGTCTATGCGACTATTGCCTCGTCCCTATGCTCTCCCGGTCGTTCATTTACGACAACGGCGCGAGCTTGCGGGGCAAGGGCTACGACTTCTCCGTAAAGCGGGTTACTCAATTCCTCGCCCGGCACTATCGGAAATACGGGCGCGAGGGCTACGCTCTCGTGTTTGATTTCTCGAAATACTTTGACCGGGCGCGGCACGAGCCAATTTTCGCAGAGTTTGAGAGGAGCGGTATCGACGACCGCCTCCTCTCGCTCTCAAAGTATTTTATCTCGAATTTCGGCGACGTTGGCCTCGGCCTCGGGAGTCAAGTCTCGCAGATTGCGGCTCTCGCGTTGCCGAACAGGATAGACCATTACATTAAAGACGTTCTCGGCATGAAGCATTACGAAAGATATATGGACGACGGTATTATTATCAGCCCGTCGAAACGAAAGCTCGAGCAATGCCTCCGGGAGCTCCGGCGGCTCTGCGCCGAGCACGGGATAACGCTCAATGAGAAAAAGACGCAGATAATCAAACTCTCGAGGGGCTTTACTTTCGTCAAGGTGCGATTTCGGTACGGCGCAAACGGTAAGATAATCCGCAAGGCGACGTATAAGGGTATCCGGCACATGAGGAGCAAGCTACGGATTTTCCGCCGTTGGGTGGACTCCGGGCGCATGGAGGCGGCGGACGTGGAAACGTCCCTCGTGTCATGGCGCGGACACATGAAACGATTTCACTCCTACCACGCGGCGCAACGTGTCGAGACGCTTTATCGGGAACTATTTACGGGAGGGTAAGCTATGGATTACGTCGTTTACAGGCGTTTCAAAGGAAAAGGTATCGGCGGAGAGTTTAATCTCCGACATGGTACGGTAGTAACCGAGGCCGAGGGCTTTCTCCACGCGCCGGACGGTCGGAGCATTTGCGCCGTTACAAGCGAAAACGGGTGGGAACATTTCCGACCTAACACGCCCGAGGGCGCATATCGTCAAGCTATGCTCGACAAGCTGTATAAATACTATATGGCGGGCAAGGGCGACGCGGGAGCGGATTTCTCGGCGGAGAAATGGCCTCTCGCTGATAATCTGTACTGGAAAAACCTACTCCGAACAATGCCAACGCCGGAGCTCACGGCGTATTACACGGAGCGGCTCGGACAGCCGCCGAGAATGGAGGTAAAGCGCAATGTATAAAATCACGAGCGAGGGCGCGGTCGTCGGATACTCCGATACCGCCGTCTATATCAAACTCCACGAAAACGGGTGCTATATCCCGTGTGAGAAAGAGGAGGCCGAGGGCTTTTGCGTGAAAACCGCAATCGACTTTACAGACGAGGAGACGGGCGAGGAAATGACTCGGCTCGAGGATTTCGTTTATAGGCTGACCGAGGACGGGCTAAACGGCGTTGAGCCTATGGGCGAGCTCGAGGACGTGAGCGGTACGCTCATGCTCGCCGAGTCCGACAAAGTGCTCGATATTCTGTTAGGGGGTGCGACCGAATGATTACCACGAAAAGAGCGTACGAACTCCGGGCAATGATTGAGAAAGCGGCGGGAGCGGGGCTTGACGATAAAGACGGCTCCGCCGCCGTCGAACTCTATCCCGTTCTCACGGGCGGCGGCGGGCTTGTGTCCGCCGGGACGCGTATCAACTGGAAAGGCGTACTCAAGCGGGCGGCGGTCGACTTGTGGGATACCGCCGAAAACACTCCCGAGGCCGCGCCGACCTTGTGGGAGAATATCGACTATAAAAACGGCGTGAGAATTATCCCCGAAACCATTACGGCGGGGCTCGCTTTTGCAAAGGACGAGCTCGGCTATTGGGGAGACGACCTTTACAAATCCCTCATTGACGACAATGTGTGGACTCCCGAGGCGTATCCCGCCGGGTGGGAAAAGGTCGAGGAATGAGCCGCGCAATATACACCGTCGAACGGGACGGAGAGATAATCGCCCGCCGGGAGTCGCTCTTATGGGTGCGGCTCGCCGAGCCGGGCGTTTATCTTGTGTGCGGCGAGGAGGACGGCGAGGGCGTTATCGTCGACGGCGAGATATACCACGTCCGAGGGTGTCCGATTTTGCCCGGGAAACCGACGGTAAAACTTGACTACATAGAACAGGAGTAAAGCCTATGGAACTACTCGATGCAGTTATCGGGATTGCGGGCGCAATCCTCGGCGGCGTATTGTCGTACGTCGCATTTCTTCGTAACAGCAAAAAGGACAGCGAGGCCGACGGCAAGCAATCCGGCACGGTATTAACCGAGCTCGGATACATCAAAAGCGGCATAGACGACCTCAAATCCGAAAACCGCGAACAGCGAAAAACAAACACGGAGTTTATTACCCGCTTGACGGCGGTAGAGAGCTCCGCGAAACAGGCTCATAAACGTATCGACCAACACGTCGCATTAGAACACCACGGACACGAGGAGTAACGGATATGAGCAGACGCAAAACAGCACGAAAAAAGAGGATAAAAAAAGCGGCTCTCGCCGCGTGGAGCTTCGTCAAGGGCTATCTCACCTTTTCCAAGCTCATTGTTTTTGCCGTCCTCTATATCGACTATCGGTCGACTATGGCAACGCTCGACCTCTGCTATATTGCGGTATCCAACAACTACACGGGCTCACTCCCGTATTTGACCGCCCTCATTGCCTTTTTACAGGCCGCGACCGCGACCGTTCTCTCGTTCTCGCTCAATAAGAGCAAGGCCGAGAACTCGGTCGGCGGAATTACATACGACACGGCAATAAAACGAGATTGTTAAAAAGGAGGTTGCACTATGAATGAGAAAATCACAAAGCGGCTCGCCGCGCTCTTGAGCGTAAAGAGCCTCGTTACTCTGCTACTGACCGGAGTATTCGCCTATCTCGCCATTGTCGGCAAAATCGGGCAAGATTTTATGATGGTCTACACCGTCATTATCGCTTTTTACTTCGGTACGCAGACGCAGAAAATCAGCGACGCGGTAGAGAGCAACGAACAGAGCAAGGGGGAATAATGCTATGTCTCTCACGGTAGAAAAGCGGATTATCTCCCGCAATTACACGCGAGGCCGCTCCGGGAACAAGGTCGAGTATATCGTTATTCATTATTTCGGCTCCCTCGGAACTGCAAAGGCGGTCGCAAACTATTTCGCCGGAGCGGATAGACAAGCCTCCGCGCATTACTGTTTAGACGAGGGGAATATCGTCTATCAATGCGTCGAGGATACCGATACCGCGTGGCATTGCGGCACGTCCGGCGCGTACGTCCACCCGAAATGCAGAAACCGAAACTCTATCGGTATCGAGGTACGGCCTTATAAGCTCGACCCGTCGACCGCCGCGTCTGCAATGGTGCGGGATTGGTATTTTACGCCGGAGGTCGTCGATAATCTCGTCGAGTTTACCCGCTATCTCATGGAGAAATACGGTATCCCTCCCGAGAATGTCGTCCGACACTACGACGTAACCGGGAAATGGTGTCCCCGTCCGTTTATGGGCGACGACATTAACGAGTATTACGGCACGAGCGGTAACGAACAATGGGCGAAATTCAAAGCCCGGCTATCTGATAATGAGGAGGTTTTCGACATGGATATTAACGAGGCTCGCGCAAAGCTGACCTCTTGCGCCGATACGGGCGACACTCCCTCCGAGTGGGCTCGCGAGGCGGCGGAATACTGCAAGCAAAAGGGCATTTTCAACGGCGACGGAGCGGGTAACTACGGCTGGCAACAGCCGATTACACGCGAGGCCGTGGCGCAGATTATCTATAACGCCCTCGAGCAGGCGGGCGTTTTGGACGCTATCCCGGACAAGAGATAAAACGAGCGGGCGGGGGATTGTTCCCTCGCCCGCTTTCTTTATGCTTTGCGGAAATATACGGTTATCTCGATACCATAGCTCAAGCCGTCCTCTCCTCCGAGGAGGTTGTAAAAACGGACTCGGGCGTACCTATCCATGAGAGGGAGGATTTCGGGCAAGTCCTTTTTGCTGATATTGCCGATTTGCTCGCCGTTGTACCAAACGCCGACGGCGGGCTTTCCCTCGAAATCGTATTGCTCCAACGAGAGCCTGCTTGCCGGAGCTCCGTCGTTATCCATTTCGCGGAGTATGCTTTGACGGTTACGGTATGGCGGCTCCTCGTTCTTGAAAGTAACGCCGACGAGACGATACTCCCGTACGTCGTGCGCGTCCATTTCCGCCCGGAGAGCCTCCTCCTCGGCGGCGCGTCGAGCGGCTCTCTCCGCCGCCTCGCGCTCCCGCGCCTCCCGCCGTGCGCCCTCCGCCGCCTCGCGCTCTTTCTTGAGCGACCATTTGCGCCACGTTCGATATATCAAAACGAGAATACCGATAGGATAGAAAATAACGAGTAACACTATTTGCCAAGTCTTTAGCTTTTTCATGGTATGAGCCTCCGCCTATAATTTATTTTGGTCGTGCTGACCTTTAACACAATTATCACTTATTCGCGTGTTAAAGTCAAGAAAATTGCAGACCATTAACACGAGGGAGGCGGAGCGTTTGAAGATATACGACTACAACGGGAAAAAGAATATCAGCGGCGAGCGCATACGCGAGGCGCGGCTCAAGCTCCGGCTCTCGCAATCGGATTTAGCGGCACGGGTACAGGTCGAGGGCGTGATAATGGAGCGGGACTCGATAAGCCGCGTAGAAATCGGGACGCGATTTGTCCCCGACTACGAGATACCCGTATTCGCTCGAGTCCTCGGCGTTTCCCCTCTTTGGCTCCTCGGTATAGAATAAGCCCCGGCGGGTTATCCGCCGAGGCTTTATTTTTTTTGCACTTTTTCACAAACAACTATTGACATACTATCAATAGTATGTTATTATAATATCAGAAAGGAGGTAAACACATTGAGCAAGAAACACCGCAAAAAGAAGAGCGGCAATCAGAGTGAACGCCTCGCAAGCAAGCTCAATCTGATAGCCGCAATTCTAAACCTCATTACAATGGCTCTCGTTGTGATAGAGAAACTTCTCGAATAGAGGGCGGGGGGAGAAATCCCCCTTGCCCCTAAAGGATAACACGAAAAATGCTCAATGTCAAATCACTATGGACGCATTAGTTTATATTTTGTGCGGGGTTAGCGCGACACTTTCTATTATCTCGATTATTATTACCATACGAGGGAGGCGGAAAAATGGCAGAGACAAAGAGAAAGACTAAAACCTCCTCGGCGGTAAAGCAGAGGTATAACCAAAAGACGTACGGCGCGGTAACGGCCTATGTCCCGAAAGAGCTTGCGGCGGCTTTCAAAGAAAAATGCGCCGCCGAGGGTATTCCTCAAGCGCAGATAATCAAAAAAGCGATAGAGGAGTTTTTATCGCAGTAACGGCGAGAGGGCGGGAAACCGCCCTCTTTTCGACTTTACGGAGGGCGCACTATGGGAAAACAGTACAGACAATTACAATGGAGCGACCGCCTCAAGATAGAGGCTCGGGTAAACATCGGGTATAAGCCGCAAAGAATAGCGGACGAGCTCGGCGTACACATCAGCACGATATACCGCGAGCTCAAGCGCGGACGCTATGAGCATTTGAACTCCGATTATACGACAGAGGAAAGATATAGCCCCGATATTGCCGAGGCTCGCTATCAAGAGGGGCTCTCGGCTAAAGGTGCGCCTCTCAAGATTGGTAAAAATCACGCCGCCGCGCAGTTTATCGAGGACAAGATTATCAACGACAATTACTCCCCGGCGGCAGTCTGCGCCCTCTTGCGCTCCGAGGAATACGAATATCTCGGGATTACCTTTTGCAGAGCTACGCTCTATAAGTATATCGACGACGGCGTTTTCCTAAACCTCACAAATAAAGACCTCCCGGAAAAAGGCAAGGAAAAGCGGGGGTATAAGAAAGTGCGCCCGAAACAGAAGCGGGCGAACGCGGGAAAGAGCATAGAGCAACGCCCGGAATACGTCGCCGACCGACAAGAGCCGGGACATTGGGAAATGGATACCGTCGTCGGCAAGAAAAAGACAAAGGCTCGCCTCCTCGTCCTCTCGGAGCGGGTAACGCGGCGGGAAATCATTATCAGAATAAAAAACGGGTGCGCCGAAACGGTCGTACAGGCGTTAGACCGTCTCGAGCGGCTTTACGGCGCGGCGTTCTATCAGATATTCAAGTCGATAACCGTAGACAACGGCTCGGAGTTTGCGGACGTTGACGGCCTCGAGCGGAGCGCGAGGCGAAAGAACGGGAAACGGACGGAGGTATATTATTGTCATGCGTATTGCTCTTGTGAGCGCGGCACAAACGAGAACATTAACCGAATGATACGCCGACACTTTCCGAAAGGCACGGATTTTGACAAAGTGACGGCGGCGGAGGTTAAGCGCGTCGAGCTCTGGATTAACAATTATCCCCGGGAAATCCTCGGCTTTATGTCGGCGGGGCAGATGTTCGAGGCCGTATTTCAGCGGGCGGCGTGAGCCTCTAAAAATTTATTCTATCTTTTTCGCACAAAATACTTGACATTTGCGGCAAACAAAAAGCGGCCAAAAAGGCCGCTTTTCTTAAATCATTTTCATTTGTTTCAGATT